GTTGATAAACTCTCGAAACAACCATAGAGGACACCATAGAGGACACCATGACACTGACAGCTGACCAACTCGAAAACCTCATCGAGAACGCAAGCAATGCAGACTACACCACCGACGGGAACATGGCCGCCTGTGACGCCGCCCGGCGCGACCTCGCCGCCATGCGCCAGCCGATCACGGCGGAGGCGCTGACGGCGGCGGGGTGGGAGCACGACGAATGCTGGTTCGATCTACCCGGTAGCATCGTCTCTGTTCAGCAACGCGACGCGACGACGTTCGATGTCTACGTTATCGGATACGGCGCGTCGGTTCCCACGAAGGGCGTCACCACCATGTACGCGCTCGGCCAGTTGGTCGAGCTGCTGGGAGGGAAATAACGATGGACGAACAACTGACGGCAAACGAAATCGAGATCCTCATCGACCTTGCTAGTGTCGGCGAGCGCTACACGCCGGAGCAGTACGCGGCGATCAAGTCGGCAGAGCGCGTGCTGGCTCAGATGCGCAAGAGCGACAAGTACACGTGCCCGTACTGCAACTCCAACACGCTCAAGGTGCTGCCGCTGGTTGATAGTGGGTACACGTATGCCGCGCAGATCGTGTGCGCGGTGTGCAACGCTATCCTTACGGATGCGGTCAGCGTTGAGGCCGCTGAACGCCGCCTCGCGCAGATCGAAGCCGAGCGCGGCCAGGCCGGGAAGGAGTGAGGGCTGTGGACGAACAACCTGAAGAGAAAGTGACCGTTGCTCTGACAAAGATCGCATGGCAACAGATCGTCAACCTGCTTGACCAGGAGCGCAACGTTGTCAAGGCAATGCCGCGCACGACCGGGCCGCTTGCGTCAACGCTCAACTATATGCAAGACGGGGTTGTGCTTGGGATGACGGTCGTTATTGACGACATCTGCGAACAGGCCGGGGTCCTTCCGGACCAGCCGACCCGGAAGGAGTGAGGCCGTGGACAGCAACGGATTCGATGTCGTGACCGCCCACGAAGACGAAGACGAGCAGGATTGGTGGGACGATCCTAACGACTGGTCGAGCGACCGCGACAAAGGAGAGGTTGTCGATGACGACGATCTGACCACAGGGTACTTCGAGTGGGTCGACAACTGCGTGTATTGGTTTCGCTGGCGTCGGTGCCCGGTGTGCGGACGCGCCATCGTTGCGGCGTGGATCGACCAGGACCCTCCGGTCTATTGCAACCAGGACGCTTACGCCATGCTGCCAAAGCCAGGCCCGGACGATCTACCGTTCTGATATCCCAGATCGTTACCCACGATAAGTGCGATTATCAACTGTAAACGAGGAAACCATGAAACTCGTATACGACAAGCACGGGATAAATCGCTACGTCAGAGACGACGAGGCGGATGGCTGGAAGCCGTGCCCACACTGCGACGGGCGAGGGTACACAACGCGCATGCTGTGGCAGAGGCCTTGGCCAACAACGTACGGCATTCAGGCGATTTGGCAAGAGCCAATCTGTGAACGATGCGGCGGAGATGGTCAAGAAAAAGACGGAACCGTCTATTACAGGCGCTTCTATTCCTGACTACGCACAATAAACTCTCGAAACAAACGTAGCAGGCCGTCTAGGCCGGGAAGGAGTGAGGCTGTGATCGTCGTGATGTTCAGCGGTGGAATTACGAGCTTCGAGGTCTTGCGTCGGGTACGTGCCAGCGGCGAGCCGTTCCGCGCCCTGTTCGCGGACACGACCATCGAGGATTGCGACAACTATCGATTTATGGCCGACGTCGAGCGCGTGCTCGGTGTGACGATCGAGACGGTCAAGGACGGGCGTCACATCTGGGAAGTGTTCCGCGACTCTCGGTTCATCGGAAATACCCGCGTTGACGTCTGCTCACGGGTGCTCAAGCGTGAGCCGTGCATGCGTTGGCTCAAGGCCAACGAACCTACCGCCACGGTCGCGCTGGGCCTAGACTGGACAGAGCCGCACAGAATCGAGCGGGCGCAGGCACGCTGGCGGGCGGACGGGTTCGGTACGCTGTTCCCGCTGGCGGACAAGCCGTACATGCTCAAGTCGGATTACATGGCGGAGGCGCGCCGACTCGGTATCGATCCGCCCAAGATGTACGCGCTTGGATTCGAGCACGCCAACTGTGGCGGGTGTTGCGTGAAGGGCGGACAAGGCCAGTGGGCGCGGGCGCGCGTGGCGTTTCCGGATCGGTACGACTGGCACGCCCGGCAGGAGGAGCTTACCCGCAAGCACCTCGGCTCAAACGTGACCGTGTTGCGCGACAGGATCGGCGGCGACACAAAGCCGCTGACGCTGGCAGAGTTCCGCGATCGGGGTGGCCAGCCGAAAGACGACCTCTTTTCATGCGCGTGCATGGAAGAGTAACTACACACGTTTATCTCCGGAAACAGAGGTACCCCATGCGCACCATCGCCATCGCACTCGGCCTGATCCTGGCGGCGCTGTACCTGTGGGCCGTCGCCAGCCTGACCACCAGCCAGCCGACCGATCTGGTGTGGACCGTCGCGCCCGCGAGGACCGCCCCACTCTCCTGGGGGCCTGGAAGTTCCAATGTCAAACAGGGGATGTTCCATTTTTGGATGTTTGGAACCCGGATGGCCGGGGTGGGGCGGTCCAATGGCTGACTTCGTCACCCACAACCGGAACCAGGGTACCCGGAGATCGAGTCTGGACGGGCGTCCAAGCGCCTCCCCTGCCGCAGCCGACCCATTTGACCTGCGCGTCAGGAAATGGCTCCTGGCGGCTCACCGGTCGTTTCGGTCCTGGACGGCTGTGGCCGCCGCGTTTGGGATATCCAGCAAGGGCAAGGCGCAGCACATCGCCGAAGGACGGGCGGCGGTGACGCCAGAGCTACGCCGCCAGTACGCCGAACTCGCCAGCTACCGCAAGGCCGGCCGCTGGCTGGCCGGGAGGCTCAAGTGATTTACACCCTGCGCCAGTGGATCATCATCCACGCGATCCTGTCGTGGGCCGAGAGCCCGCAGCCACGCAAGCGTTGGCCACGGTATCCCATCGACTGATACGAAAAGGCCCGGAGTGATCCGGGCCTTTTGCACTCTACTGACGGTCAGCAAATCTCAGACCTCGACGAGCACCCCAGCTCGCATGTAGCCATGCCAGCCGGTGTCAACGGCGAGGATCGACGGCTCAAGCGTCGGCGCCTCGCGGTTTCCGTCCCACCACCACACCGGCGACGGTGAACGGTCCGCCACCGCGCGATCGCGATGGATAGGGATTCCTGCCAGTCGATTGTGCGGAGGCATCACGATCAAAATGCTTTTCTCTGTACCGGGAGTTCCGTCGAAACCGAAATCACCCGTCTCGCAACGATCGTTGAACAGGTCCTCTTGGTTGTCAATCAACTTTCCCACGGTCACACCTTACCCGCGCACACACTGAGCCCGCTGGTGACAATGCTCTCATCGAGCCACGCGCCCGTCGTTGTGCGATAGCGCGCCCAGTGCAGCTTGTCGGTCACGACCTTCTCGCCGGCGACGTGCTGCCAGGCGTGCGACGTCGCGTACCCCGGAGGCAGCGCCGGTTGCGTGCCGATCGGATAACGATAGTTGGCGACGATGAGCAGCGCGTCCGGCATGATCGTCGCGAGCTGCGGCAGGTTCTCGCTGACCCACGACTGACGCGTGTAGAGCGCGACCGGGATGCCCATCAGCGACAGCGCCGCGAGATATTGTTTCAGGTCGGCGTCGGCCTTCGTCGGATTCGCGCCTTCGAGGTCAAGCGCCACGCTCGGCAACTCCGACATCCGATTGACTGCCGTCGTGAGCGCCGCGATCTGCGACTGCCACCCGGTCTGGAACGAGTAATAGACGTAGCCAAACCACGGCACGCCCGCAGCCTGCGCGCCTGCCGCGTACAGGTGCCACTCGGGATCGGTCTGCACGCCAGCCGCCAGCCTGATCATGGCGGCGCGGCAATCGTTCCACGCGAGCGCGCGCCAGTCGATCTCGCTCGGCGTCTGCCAGGCGCTCACGTCGATGAACCTCGCGCCCGTCGGCAGCGTGATGCGCGTGCCGAGCTTGTGCAGCGGCGGAGTGGGGGCGGAGCGTGCCTTGAGGTTCGGGGCCCAACAGTAGCCGACCAGCGGATAGTCGATGCGCGCCCAGTCACCGGTGCGCGAGATGACGCGCACGCGTTGGCCGTTGACCATCGCGCCGATCTTGTTGGCCGCGCCAAGGTTCTCAGCCGACGAGCGCACATTGAGGCCATCGGTCGCCGCGACTATGTGCGTCCAGTCGCTTGGCTCGGGCGTCGGCTGTGCCTGCTGACCGTCAGCAACAATCGAGGCGATCAGGTTGCCATTGAATGCTTGCGCATTGTCCATTTCGTAATCCTTCCAGCGCGGCGTGTCGCCATAGCTGAACACGCACGCGCACACCACGTCCGCGTCGCGCTCGAGCTCGGCGTTGAAGTCGCGCATGAATTGCCAGTAGGCCTCTTCGCTGATGCCGCTGCCCGGAGCACGCCAGCCGCCGCCGACCCACTGGCCGCCGACCTGCACCTGATCGAGCCCGCACTCGGTGATGGCCCAGCGGTAGCCCGGCGCATACGTGCGCAGCAAGCGATGGCGTAACAGGTTGTGAAAATCGCGGGAGGCAGGTAGCGTGATGGTGCCGTATTCGTGCAGACCGATGATGGCCTTGGGGTCGCCGAGGTTGTCGCGGTAAGCCTGCATCCAGGCGCGGAACAGTGTGCCGTCAGGGTTGCCGGTGGCGAAGTTGCCGATGACGGCCCGCAGCCCGCGCGCCTCAAGCATTCGCGAGCGCAGCGCCTCAACACGGCCATACCACAGCGCGTCACCAAGGCCCGTGAGCTTGACCTCATTCGCGCCCTCGACCCACAGGTTAGGCGCAGGTCGCACGTCGCACAGCCGCACAAACATCTCGGCGCAGGCCAGCGCGTCGCCAAACTCGGGATGCCGCCGCAGGTCAGACAATGCTTCGATGTCGGGCGGCGCAACCTTGCGATAGATGACGCCGCACGCCGGGGCCGCCTGTGCCACGCCGAACGCCCGCACCGGATCGTCGACCACCTTGAGCCAGCGCACGCCGGCGGCAATGGCGCGGTTGCTCCATTCGCTCGCCTGGGCATCCCAGCAGGCGTCATGGATGGTGAGTTTCACGGCAGCTCCGTCGGGCCGCAGCCGATCTTATCTGATGGCGCAGCGTGGTAGCGCGAATACACCCAGGCCGCGCCGATCAGCAGCGCCAGGGCCACGGCCGCGATCACGAAGAGCGAGGAGGCGTCGCGCATCATCGGCGGTTGGTCCGCTTGCCGGCCGTGAACGGACCAACGACAAACCCGAGGCCGGCAGCATAGCGCGCCGTGATCACATCGAGCGACGGCACCGGATCCTCAGGCGTCAACTTGGCGATGCCGGTGTCGGCGTCGTACTCGACCTCGCTGATCACGAACGACCGGATGCGGTCGACGCTGGCCGAGATCGTCGGCGGCAGGTTGCGGATTGTCACGGTGTCGCCCGAGTCGGCTTCCCACGGGTAAGCCCGCGAGCCGCTGTCGGAGCGTAGCATCCTGACCTCGATCGCTGTGCGCGGGCGCGGATCCTTGCCGTCGTTGAGCGCCGCGTCGCGGTGCGTTGTGGCCTGGCCGATTGCCGTGGTCGACGTTTCAACCGCTTCTCGGCGAGTCAGTCCATTGCGCGCCACGCTGATCGAATCCGAACTCGTCGATGTGCGCAGCGTTCTGCCGCCTGCCTCTTGATATGTGGCGTAGGCCGAATTTGAAAGCACACCAATTGTGCGCTCGATATCGATCGTTGAGGCGTCGACGTACCACGAACGACCGTACCCGCGCGGCCTGAAGTAGAGCGCCTGGTCGTTGTTGACGCCCCACTCCCAGACGCGCGGAGGCGTCGACGTATCGCCAAGCCCTGCCAGGTAGTTCAATATGTCAGCTGGGTGTTCGTCCTCGTACACTTCGTCCCGCAGGTCTAGTCCAGGGTCTTGAAGGTTCACGCTGGCAGACGACAGTTGGCCTGGGTTTACGCTGTTTACGAAGTTCATCATGTGCCAGGCGACGCCATTCGCGGAAACGGTCGACGAGCTAGAACCCAACAGGCGAACATTGGTGCATCTTGCGTACTTGGTCCCCGTTTCCCCTGTTGCCGTGTGGGATGCGCCGGTGTTGTTATAAACAACGATCGCGAAAACATATGACCCGGCAAATGTGGCCGAGTACGCGCCAGACTGGGTTGCTCCGTTCCCGGTCGCGATTGTCGATCCACCAATGTACGCCAGGGCCTGAGAGTAATACTCAACCCCAAACGACCAATTAGTCGGAAGCGTGATTTCCCAATCAAACGCCGCCCTATAGATCGCGTTGTAAGCGTCGTATGGAGCCCTGTACATGAGCGATCCGACGTCGGCCAGGTTGCCGTAAGTGTCTCCGCGCTGCAATGCAATCGTCAGTCCGCCAGAGGTGCTCATGCGGTACATGTTTTCAGATCTGTTGGAAAACAAGTACTTTGGAGATGCAGACCAATCTTCTGTGCGCGTCAAAGAAAAGAACGCAGTCACCGGAACGTCAGACAAAGCGCGCTGGTAGCCGAACGCCGTGACGTCTATGCCAGCGTCGGTTAGCTTCACATCCTCGATTCGGCCCACCCACACCGGGCGCCCGCAGGCGCTGACCGTCGCCTTCTTGCCGGGCAGCTCGCCGTAGTAACGGAACGCCTCATGCGGCAACGACATCACCGACCACGTCGCCGAGGCCGGGCCGTGCTTGTCCTTGCGCAGCGACAGCCCGCGCACGCGGCTATCCCAGGCCGCGACCTTGGCCCCGGCTCCGTCGGTGATCAGGATGTGCAGTCTCTCGGATGCCATGGGTCACACCGGTGAGAGGTAGACGCGCTGGCGCGTCAGTTGGTGGGTCGACGCCAGCGTTATCGCGGCGTAGATCTTCCAATACGTGCTATTGGTCGCCAGCAGCACGATCTTGATGGTCGTTCCCTTTGATAGCACCTCACCGCCCGCGCACACGATCTCGTATGACTCGCCAGATACCGCGCCGCTCCATGGCCGAGCATCGATGCCGGTCAGGTAGCGGTTATCGAATGTGACGTACTCGGAATGGGTGGCCAGGGACGTTCCGAGCTTGAACGGGTTGCTGATCTGGATGATGCTGGCGTTGTCGGCCTCGACAATAATCAGACTGTCGAAGTCGATCGACCCGGACGCCGCCGATGCCGTGACCTCAAGCGCGACATCCGTCGCCGGAGATCCGTATGGCGATCCGTCTTGCACCGCCACGAACGTCCCAAGCGAAACGTATCCGGCGATCGACCCGGCCGCAATTGTGCGCTGCTCGGTGTGCTGGCTGATGTAGGTGTGACCGTAGTATTTGATCCCAGCTCGCACGCCAAACGATGTCGACCCGGAATTGTTCTTGCAGCTCACCAGGACGGCGTAGCGCTTGCCTTCTTCCAGGTCGATCTTGTTGTAACAGTACCCGGCCGCCTCGGTCGTGCCGGTCGGTGTGTAGCGCAGGACGTGTGACCCGTTGCGCGGAAGGTTGGCGGAATCGTTGACGTAGGTGTAACCGGCGCCCGACGGCGAGCCAGTCGTGTTCGCAACCGACACCGCCTGGATTGAGTTGCTGCCAGACCCGACCACGTAGAACCCGGGCACAAGGTTGTACCCCATCATCGTCAAGAAATAGGCCTTGGTAGGCGAGAAGTATTCGGCGTCAGCCGAGAAGGTCACCGTGGTGACGGTGCCGTTGTCGACGCTGGCCGAGGTCTGGGTCTCGGTGCTGAACAGCCACACCTGGCGCACGATCGAGATCTCGACGTTTTCAATGCGGTACTTAAAGCCAGTGGTATCGAACGTCACCGGCAACGACACCCCCGACGGCGTGCCCGATGGCGAGCCGACCACCAGCGCCTGCAACGGCGTGCCGGAACTCGAAACCGATGCCCCGTCCGGCGAATACTGCAACAGCACGGGCGACACGAACTCGCCGCGCGCGAAGCGATTGGCCTGCAGCAGCAATCCCGCGAGCGTGTTCAGGCGCGTGTAGCAGGCCGCCGCGGTTGTGTCGACGATGTCAAAGGTGATTGTCTCTTCGACTTCCTCATAGGGCCCGCGACCGCCGATGCTGCCGACCCGCAGCGCGTTGATCTTCGGCACGTATCCGCCAGACAAGAGCGGATAGTTGCCGGCCATGTCGCCGAAGTTGATCGTGGTCGTGCCGTCTGTCAGTTTCAGTGTGGGCATTAGTTCGTCCGTCTGATGCGGTCTGAGCGGTAGCCGGCTTCCTGCAGCGCTTCCTTCACCGCGGCCTTGATTGACGACTCCACGCCGTTAGCGGCGCCGCGTGCGTCGATGTTGAACACCATGGAAGCGCCGCCCGCGACAACGTTGGCCGCGCTGTTATAGGCCCCGCTGGATGCGCCGGTTGTGGCGTAGGCCATGGCGGGCGCGTAGGCGTCCATGCCCTGCGCGTACCCGAGGGCCGAGTTCATGCCGAGCCATTCGAATTTCTTTGACGGAGACTGGATGCCCAGGAACCCCTTGGCCGCATCGAAGGCCGCCTTGGCCGCCGCCGTCGCGGCCTCAACCACGAAGTGCGTGGCGGCCGTGATGCCGTTGGCCAGGCCCTGCAGGATGGCGGTGCCGATCGCACCCCAGTCCTGGGTGTTGAACCAGTCGATGCCGGCCTGAACGATGCCTTGAATGGCCGCCCACTTCTCGTCCCATCCCTTGCGCAGCCCTTCGCCGAACTCGTACCACTTGCCTTCGAAGGCAAGCTTGAACAGATCGAACGCGCCCTGCACCTCGTCGACGACGCCCTGCCAGATCCCCATGATCTCGTCGCCCCACTCATTCCAGAACGACTGGATGCCGTTGGCGACGGTTTCGATGCCGGACTGTAGCCCGGCCATGACTTCCTCGCCGGTCGCCTTGATCTGCGGCCAGTTGGCGGTGAACCAGGTCACGACGCTCGTGATGGCCGGCAGAAGAATGTTGTTCATGAAGTCGGCCAGGCCCTGCGCCGCGATCTTGATGCCGTCGGCGACTGTGGATACCACGCTCCCCGCACTCGGCATGTCCGCGCCGATCGTCGCGAAAAGCCCACCAAGTGCACCCATGAGCGGTCCGAAATCTATGGCTGACAGAGAATTCCACGCCGTAGCGAACGCTCCGCCAAGAGTCTCGAAAGATACGACGATTCCCTTGACCGTTCCGGTAATGGCGTCAGCTGCACTTGATCCAAAGTTGTCGCTGATCGTTTCCCAGAGGGTAAGGTACTTTTCTGTCGGATCTGTTCCCCCGGTTATCGTTTTCCACAGTGCACCAATGACGTCTGATACACCCTGAGCCTTAGAGGCAAAGTCATATATATCAATTCCAAGCCCATGGATTGCAGCGCGCACGCTATCCCATTCGCCAAGACCGCCAATTGCCTCTTCGATGTCGCCGCCAGCCAGACCCTGGATCAGTCCAGCCAAAGCGCCACCCAGGTCTTCGATCACCGGCAACGCCGGTACCAGGAACCGATCCATCAGGTCAGCGCCCATCGTGAGCAGCGGCCCGCCGATGGCCTCGGCCACATCAAGCAGGCGGTTCTTCATCACATCGAACTTGCCCGCCATGGTCTGAGCCGCGGCCGCCGCCGATCCGCCGAACTCCTTGTTCAGCTCGTCAAGGATGACCTTCTGTGCGCCGGCGACGTCGCCGGTTGCGACCATGCTCTCGATGACCTTCTTCTGGTCTTCGGTGAACGTGACGCCCACGCGGGACAGAGCCGAAATACCAGCGACTGGATCGTTGAGCGCCTTGCCGAGTTGGATCGCGCCACTGCTGACATCGGTGCCCATCGCCGTCGCCATGTCAACCATGGCCTGAGTCGCCATTGGGAACGTCTCGGAGCCGATGTTGGTGAAGGTGAGCAGCAGGTTCTCGCCTTCCTGGATGGCATCACCGGCGAAGCGCGAGTTATGCGAAAGCTCAGTCGCGAGGTCGCCGATGGCATCGGCCGTCATGCCGGCCGCGCCGCCCGTCGACTTGATCACGGCCTCGGTCTGCGCCATGACTTCCTGCGCGCCCATGGCTTCGCTGATGGCCAGCGTCAGCCCGGCTCCGAGCCCGGCCACGCCCGCCGCCGCCACGCCGAGGCCGACTGTCAGCGCGCCGCTAGCCAGACTGCCCAGCCCGCCGAGCGCGTTGGTGATGCTCCCGATTACGCCGCTGGCAGCGTCCTTGGCGGCGATCTCGATCGCGATGTTGAGGTTAGCCACAGCTTCCTACTTCTTTGCGCTCTGCGCCTCGATGTTCATGATCTCGAGCTCGGTCAGCACCTCGTCGGTCGGCGCTTCATCCACAACCCACGGCGGCACGTGCCACTTATCCGCCAGCCTGCGCCGCACCAGCACCCAGGGGACATCGATACCTGCCGGGTTGCTGGCCCGCAAGAGCAGCTCTATCGCCGCCCTCGCGGGATCAGTGAGTTTGGGAGGTCGCCCATCTTCTTCTGGATAACCGTCAGCAGAACCGCGCACAGTTCATCCGGGATCGCATCCCAGAAGGCCTCGGTGTCTGGCGACGGGTATTCGCTGCCGTCGTAATCCAGCCAGCCGTTGTGCTCAATCACGATCTTCGTGACAGCCTCGATCTGCTTTACCTTGTCGCCGCTACCCAGGGACGCCCAGAGCTTCGAGGGCGGGTTGACCCACACGCGGGCCCTGAACCCCGGGTACTCGGCCGGGAGGTCAACCCATACCTCCCGGCGCTGGATGCGCGGCGCTTGTGCTTGAGCGTCAGTCATCGTGCTCCTTAGTAGGCCGTGGCCCGCGTGTTCTTGGCGCGGATCTGCAGGCCGTAGGCGTTGGTCGTGTCGTACACGTATTGGAGCGACAGCTCATACGTGCGCGTGTTCTCATCGGTGCCGCCCAGGTCAACGGCATCCCAGGCGCCCGGGATATCGACGGTCACCTGGTGATAGTGAACGCCCGTGATCAACTCGTTGTTGCCGAAGTCCAGGCGCACCAGCCGCTTCGTGCCCGCGATCCAGTTCGAGAACTCGGTGAGCGACGTGGCGCTCGAGGCCTCGAAGACGAGCTTGGCCGTCACGACCAGCTCACCCACCGTCACGGCCGACGTGGCGTTGGTGTTGGCGGCGTAGAACTTGCGTGCCAGCTGGTTATCAATCTCGATGTCCCAATTGATCAGCGTGCCCGTCACCTGGGTCGTACCGGCCGTGCCGCCGAAGGTGTCCACGAAGAGCTTGGTTTCCCAGCCTTCGATGAAGCGCGGCGTGCGATCCGAGAAGCCGCCGGTAAGCGCGGTCTGCGTCTGGGTCAGGCCGATCACGTCCATGCTGACCGTGGTCTGGTCCTTGACGTTGCCGCTGATCTTGAGCTTCGAGCCGTACACGCCCGATGCCAGCCACGGCCGCGCGCCGTCGTTCCAGCCGATGGAGCAGAAGTCCAGGGTGTTGCCCGGCTTGAAAACCCAGATCTTCTCAGTCGTGCCGGTCGGCGTCACAGTGCCGTCGATCGTCATCAGCAGCATCTCGAGAATTTCATCCGACGAGAGCGGCATCGAGAGCGTGCCCTCGACCATCTGCGGTCCCAGGGTGAAGGCGCGGGTGTTGTCGCGCGTGCCAGTGGCGAACTTGTGCGGCCGGCCGTCGTGCTTGCGAGACAGTTTGCTCGAGCCATCGAAGTACATCTTGCGCGTGCGGGCGACGGGCGTGCCGGCGGTCGTCTCGTTGCCGATCTCCCACACCTGGTTATAGAGTTCACCTGCCATCGTTCATCTCCTACGCGCCCGTCGTGTATGGCGCATCTTGTGCGGCGGTCACGATGATCGGGTACTCCCGATATTCCTTGCCCGCTCTCAGTTGGTAGTCTGGCGTGTCTGCCAGACCGGTATCGATCTCAAGCGAACTGCACGCTCCGCCCAATTTCAGGTCGGCGTACAGCGCCGTCAGGAACGCATCGACCAGGCCCATCAGTGTCGTCTCGGCGGTCGTCTCGGCCTTGTCGACGCGGTAGCAGAAGTTCACAAAGTATCTGGCCTCGCGCCGCACCAACCCGGAAGCCTTGCGCACGTTGGGCTGCGAGCCGATCGTGATGTAGGCGCTGACCCGTTTGTCGGTGCTCTCAGGAACGCCGATCTGCACCGCGCCCACGCCGGACAGCGCGACCAGCTTGGCCTGCAGGGCATTCGCCACGGCGAGCGTATCGAGCGCCATTACCTCGGCCTCACTTCCACTTTGATCGATCGGCGCAGGCGGCCCGTCTCTTTCGGGACGTTGAGCCGCGACAGGCGTCGAGCCCATAGCGCCAGGCGCTTGATGACCCAGCGGCCCGGCGCCGTGACCTTGGTCAGGCCCTGGCTCAGGTCCATATCGGCCCCGGTCATCACCGTCGACACGGCCTCATTCATGTACTGCTGCCCGCCTGCTCGCCGCGCCAGCTTGCCGCTCACGCGATGGCTGCCGTATTCCATGCCCCAGGCGTAGGGCATCCTGGAATACACATAGCCTGTCCATTGCGCCAGGCCCTGACAGCCACGCTGGATGCGCTCCATCTGCTTCTTCGCGTCATCCATGCCGTTCAGCTTGATGCCGACGCCGCTCATGGAATCGCCCTCGTCACCTCGGCCCGGCGATAGACCACCGCGCCAGACAGATCGCGCGGAGCCGCCAGCGTGCCGGCCTGGATGTTCCAGCGCTCGCCGTCGACCTCTACCTGCGCCGTCTCTGGCATGGTGTAGTCGGGCCCCCACAGCAGGCGGCGCGTTCCGTCTGCCTCGGCCCGGCTCGGTCCCATGTCGCCCGACACACTCGCCAGCGCCAAGCGGCAGGCCATGCCGCTCACGGCCACCACGTCATACGCGCCGGTCGTGCCGTTCGGCGTGTACACCGTGCAGGTCTGGTCCAGGCCGATGTCGATCAGACTCATGCCGTGATCCTCACGCCGTCACCACGTAGCGCCAGCGGTCCAGGATGTTGACCACCGACAGCGGCCAATCCTCGTTTGAAAACTGACGGAACGTCACATTGAGATCCGGCAGGCCGAGCTGTGAGATGCCGTAAGACCCGGGCATCAGGTTCGGGCGCATCTTGTGCGCGACCAGCTCGGCCGTCGCCTGCTGGATGTCCAGCGGCACCGTTGCGGTCGGCGTGTACGTCACGCGCAACCGATCCCACAGCGCGGGCGACACGATCCGGATCAGGCCGGCGTCGAGGTTCACGACCTCGTAGTCGACATCGACCGTCAGTGTTTGCTCGGCCTCGCCCATATACGAACGCGCCGCAACCGATGCGACCGAAGTCACGGGCGCGTATCTCAGATACAACTCACCGAGCACGAACTCGATATACCGATGCTCTTCGTTGCTCTGCGCACCTACCAGCCAGCCGCGACCACAGTACGAGTCCACGTTGGCCTCGCCGGTTTCGATCATGCGCGCGCAGTAGATGTCCTGCTCGGGCGTGAACGTCCGGCCCAGGAAGGCCGCTACCTCGTCGACTGTGCAGTAGCCTTTGGCTGCCATGTTGCTCCGTGTCGCTCAGGGGCGGCGTTGGTCTGCCGCCCCTGAGATCAGTCCAATCAGCCCACGACTTCATCAAGCGTCGTGGCGGCCGTGGCCGTCTGATACCGGGCATCGAAGCCCAGGATCACGGCGGAGATCAGGCACGCCGCGGTTGCGACGGTCACGCTCAGGCGCACGTGGGTGTAGCCGTTGGCCACATCCAACTCGTCAGAGCGCACGTTGATCGCGACCTGCTTGTTGTCGTCTGTGCCGGCCTTGGTCAACTGCGTGATCGACCGGGCGGGCGAGAGATCCTTGGCGCCGGCGCCGCCCGAAGACGTTGCCTGCTGGATCTTGGCGTCGACGGTCGCCGAAGCGCCCAGCGCGCCGACCTGCAGCAGAGCCAAGACGGCGTCATAGGTCGCCATGCTGACCCAGCCGGTGGTCACGGTCGCAGCGGCCTGCGAGACGGGATCGAGCACGGCGGCCACAACGGCGCGGCTCGAGGGTTTGACGTTCGTGTAAGACATGATGCTTTCTCCGTTTCTTTCTCAGCTTCAGCTCACGCCTTAGCTCAGGACCACGACATGCGCGCGGGTCTTCGAACCCTTCGCCGGGCTGATGGCCGCACTCAGGTACGGCTGGCCGCCGAGGCGGAAGATCCAGCGGTACGCGTTGACGTTGTAGTCGAAGAACAGGTGCATCGACTCGGCGTACTCGGGGCCCGCGCCCTTGGTCACGGCGTAGTAGCCCTTGGGGTTGACGAGCTGGATGTCGCCCGACGTGCCCAGGGTCTGGCAGTTCTCGAGGAACTGAACCGGCCGCCCGAGCAGCATGCCGCCCGGAGCGCTGACGAACCCATTCGGGGTCGTCCAGATCGGCTGGTTGGAAATCGACATCTGCATCAACTGCGGGAGCACGTCCTGGTTGATGTACCAGACGGACTGGCCCGGGTTGATGACGCGCGCGAACATGCCCGCGACGTCGGCGGCCTTGACGCTCGAAGCCGTGTCGCGCGTCACGGTGACCTTCGCGGCGCTGGTAAACCAGCCCATGGGCTGGCCCGCGCCGGTGCCGTTCACGATGGCCTCGTTGGCCTTGTAGCGGATGGCCAAACCCGACTTGCGGGTCAGGCGATCGGCCAGGCGCGGTGCATCCTGGTTGAGCTCACCGGTCGACAGCACGAACGCATAAAGCTCGTGCAGCCGAACCTGCTCCGCAGCGGTCGCCAGCTTGGTCGCGTTGAGCACGACGCCTTCGGCGCGCCACGCGGCCTGCACACCAGTCGCGCCCCAGGGCGTCGACTCGTCGCGCAGGAACTCGACCACGTTGCTGCCGGTCGGCTCGCTGTCCACGACGCCGATCAGGCTGTCATCGCCAGTCGTCACGGCCTCGAAGATGTCGGCCTTGAACGCCGGCGGAACCATGCGCCCTTCGTCGGCGCCCGTTTCCTGGTGGTAGTTCGTCGGAGCCGCGCCGTAGTTCAGGCGCTCGTCCATGCGGCCACCGGGGGTGTACGCGCCCTTGACAGCCAGGGCGAAATCGCCCAGGTTGGAGAAGCCGCGCTTGGGATCCTCTTCGATCATCGGCTTGCCGCCCGAGATCTGCACGGCCGGAGCCGTGCGCAGGATTTCATTGCGGCGCTCCTGGCGTTCGATGTCGGCCTTGACGGTGGCGATCTCGGCAACGATCGCGTCGTCGCGATCTTTCTGCTCGGCCGTCATCGTGCCGGCCTGCTCAGCCGCGAGGAAGATCTCGCCCTGCTCTTTGATCAGGTCTGCCCGCTTCTGCAGCAGGCCCTTGTAAATCTTGCTGTCCATGTCCTATCTCCACGAGTGAATGTTCGGTTGATGCGTCATCCGTCTTCGGACGGAGCAGCGAGATCGACGGATCCGCCGCGAGTTTCAGAATCGAAAAGCGCCCGGGCCGAAATCTGCTGACGGTCAGCAAATCTCAGCCGGGCGCCTGGTCGCACCATAATCGGTGCGCGCGTTGCCGGACGGTTAGGTTGTCTGTCTCAGGTCAGCCGATAGCGCGAGCCCTCCGCTGGCGGAAATCGAGCTCGGCCGACGCGGACATTGTACGCCCCTTTTGACCTTTCGCAAGCCGGACCAAGGTCTGGTCCAGCGTCTCAATGCGGTCAACCATCCCGGCCGCCAGCGCCTGCGCCGCCCCAAACGCCAGGCCCTTGCCGTAATCCTCGCGCACCGCGGCGACGCTCACACCACGATTGCGAGCCACGGCCTTGACGAACATGCCGTAGTAATCGTCGACCCTGGCCTGGATCGTGGCTAACGCCTCTTCGGTCAGCGGCTCGTACGGGTTACCCTGGGTCTTGAACTCGCCCGCGCTGACCAGCGTCGTCTTGACGCCGGCCTTTTCCTGGGCCGCGCTGACATCTTCGTGCGCGGCAAATACACCCACGCTACCGACTTCGGCGCTCGGCGTCATCACCAGCTCGTCTGCTGCCGTGCCGATCCAGTACGCCGCTGACGCCATCAGATGATTGGCCACGGCCACAATCGGCTTTGTGCCGCGTGCGTCGTAGATCAGCCTGGACAGTTCATCCACGCCGGCCACTGACCCGCCAGGGCTATCGGTATCGATCACGACGGCGCCGATGCGCTGATCGTTCATGGCCGCCGTGAACGCCCGACCAAACGCCTCAGCCGAAGTCGCGCCGCTGACATCGCTCATCAGATTCGCCCGCGGAACGACCACGCCATACATCGGCAACACGGCGATGTCGCCCTGAATGCTGCCGGTTGGACGCTGCCTGTCGCCAATACGCGCCGCGATGTCAGCGGCGCTCAGTTTTTCACCAGACGCGTGCCGGCGTGCGATCTCAAGGATCGTGGCCAGCATCGTCGGCGTGACCGCCCACGGCGTTGCGCGCACCCAGCCAAGCACGGTGGCTTCGGCGTGGTTCAGTTGATAGTCATTCATGGCAAACCTCCACAAGATGGTCGATGCGGCGCGGATCCCAATC